TTAACTACTTTTATTCTTTTATCTAATTCTAATAACTTGTTTAGTGCTTTGGTTCTTGCAACCTGCATCTACAAGAATATTGGTAAATCCTCGTTGATGGTAATGTCTTTAGTTTCTCTTGGCTTACCTGCATAGTAATTGTAAAAGAGTTGAACATACTTAAAGTCTGCTGCTTCTAATCCTTTTTGTAATGCTTCAAACGCCAATGGTTCTAATGGAGTTAGCTTTTCTATTAATGCAATCTCTTCGCTTTTAGGTTTTCTACCACCTTTGTTTCCTGTTGTTCCTTTATTAAACCTTCTATTATCCATAATTAGTTTAAATTAGTTATCTGATATACTATTATCCATAATAACAATAACATTTTTAATCATTTGTTAATTGAAAGGCAGGGTTCTCTGCGGTTAGGTTTCCTTCTTCTTTTAGTTTAGTCAATAAAAAATTATACTTCCATCTTAATTCTCTGTATTCTTTCTCGTAGAATGATTCTAAACTTACAGAATGTCTAAATGATTCTTTATTTACCTCTAGTGCTTTATCTATTCTAGCCTCTATTTCGCTATAGTCATATCTTAGCATCCTGTCGTGATTTATCCAACTATCAAACTGTTTTGTAAAATGTAATATAGTAGCGTGATTCTTGTTCATTATCTTTGCTATCGCAGCAAGTGTATATTTAAACTTTTCTCTTAGAATATAGTAATATACTGCTCTCGCTTCTATATATTGGTTTTGTCTCGATTTAGTTGTTATATCTAACTTATAGTAATCTTCTACTATTGCTTTTACCATTGCTGGTGCATTATCATAATCTTTTTCTTCTTCCTCTTTGTAGATTTCAATACTCATCTTGTGTTTTTTTAATTAGTTCTCTTATTGTCATATATCCTGATTCGTGTATTGCTTTCAATATTCCTGCACACGCTTCGTATTCTTCTACTTGTTCGTATAAATCTATGGCTTCCTCTAATTCTTGTAGTGGTCTGCCATTTGTTATATCTGCTAAAGCAAGTAAGTAAAATTCTTCTATTAGTTCTTTATTCAAATCTTTATTAAAACCTTTATTAAAATCTTTATTAAAATCTTTATTCATTTTTTACAAAAGTGCCATTGACCATTTTACCTGTTCTATTTATAATTACATTATAAGCACTTTTAATACAATCTTCTATTTTTAAATTTTCAAGTTCTGCTAAGTTAGTTAACACTACTACCATATCTCCTATTGCATCTATCACTTCTTCTTTGTCATTTTTTAATAATGCTTTAGCTAGCTCGCCCGATTCTTCTTGTAGTTTTATATATTGTGTTTTAGAATCTCCTTTATCTAGTATTCCTTTATCTTTTGCCCATTGTCTTATGTTATCAAAGATAGTAGCCGTAGATGTTTTGTAGTATTGCCACAAAGCTTCGTTGTATATATACATTGGTAAATTAGGAAATTGACTATTCTTTAGTTTTTTTTCTATAAAATCTTTTAAATGTCTTCTGTAACTTCTACTTCTCCAAAGTCTGGTAAATTAATTGTTTTTAAATAAGAATACTTTTCTTTAAAATGTTTTTTTTCAAATACTTCTTTAAATGTTGTAGTCTCTTGTGTGATATGTAATTCTTCCATTTTATTTATGTTTAGTTTATTATAAGGTGTTCTATCTCTTTTGTATCCGTATTTGTCTTGCATCTCTATTTCTTTGTTTGATGCATCATTAATATCTGTTGTTGTATATAATATTTCATATTCTGTTACTCCTTGCTCTTGTTCTACTCTTTTTTTTAATCTATGAGTACAACCTATTTTATTTGTTCTAGGTATTCTATAAATATAATAAATTATCATGTTGCAAATATAGTTTAATTTCTATTTAAAAAATCGTTATACAAATGTAAATTATGAGCAAAGTGGAAGTATGTTCCAACTTCAAATCCAGTTCTGTTTGCTACTAGTTCTTGTAATTTACTAAAACAATACTGATCTACACAAAACCCATACCACAAGTCATTAGAACGCATCATAACAGCCATATCTAACTTGTTGTTTAATATAGTAAACTGAACAGCATAAGTACAAGGAGTGTCTTTAGAATAAGTATCTATCTCTTTGCCATCATATATAGATATTGCAGCTTGTCTAGTGTTATTGTTTTCTTTTAATATACTTATAACTTTATCTAATTGATTGTTTCTTTTCCATTGCCATCCGTAGTTTGATCTAACATTACCCTTTTCATCCATCATTTTTTTCCATATAGGAGCATACTTTGATATTTCTTCAGCATTAGGATTACCTGATAAATACCAATCCCATTCTCTATTAGCATACTTATTAGACCATTTTCTGAAATCAGTATCTATCTTATTATCTAAAGGATTCAATATATTAAAACCTTGATTAAATAAAACTTTAGTGTTATCAAAATCAATACC